CTTGGGAGCCAACAGCAGGCGTGGGTGCTGGTTGAACAGGCTTTTGGCATCGAGCAAGGCCTGCAGGCCGCTGCGCTTGCCATCGGCCGCCACACCGCCGATTACCGCGCTGGTGATGCTGGCCGGTGTGCCGGCAGACGTAACACCCACGGCGATGATCACGGCCTTGGCCTGGTCGAGAATCTGCAGGCAGGCTTTGGTCAGCGGCGAGTTAGGGCCGAACGCCGCCACGGCCTCGCGGTCGCTAACGACCATCACCGGCGTATTGGGCTCAGCCAAGCCCACCCCAGGGGTGTAAATGTCGACAATGCCGATCACCGACGACGAGGGCACGCTGATGGTGCGCCCACCCAAATTGACCAGCGAGGTGGTCACGCCATGAAAAAAGTTAGCCATAAATGCTCCCTATAGAAACGAAAAAACCGCCAAAGGGCGGTCGTGTTGAACAGCTGGAAATGTGTTGAGCGTTAGCCCGCTCGGAAGCCGATGGCGAACCAGTACAGCGCGAAGTCCTGTACCGAATTGGCCCACTCGCCAATCATGATGTTGAAGCTTTGCCCCGATGTTTTGCCCTCCATGATCGCCGGCGTGAGAGTGGCGGCCGGCACCCCCGGGTTGCTCTTGTGGTAGATCACCGGAATGACAATGAACGGCGCCGCCGAGAAACCACCCGAGTGGAACCAGACCTGGTACTCGGTGAACTGGCTGGGCAAGTCGCCCACGTTCAAGCGCCCCCACTGGGCCATAAAGCCGTTGTCGGTGTCCCAGTAGAAACCGTTCTGTGCCCCTGAGAACTGCGAGCGCACCGCCGCGTTGAGCGCGGTTCGCGCACTGTCAGGCGTGTTGCCCCCGGTACCGCCCCGGTGGATGGGCAGAATGCCGCTCACCAGTTTGCTAACGTCCATTCCCGCCAGGCTCAGGGCAATCGACAGGTTCTGCGAGCCGTCAAACACCCCCTGCCCGGTTGCGTCACCGGTGAAACTCAGCGTCCGCCCCGTCTGCAGCTTGGTCGCGCTGCCGGCGTTGCCCGTGGTCGGCCGGCTCAGGGTACCGGTGGTGATCTTGCTCGCATCCAGACTGGGGATATCAGCAGCCGTCAGTGCCGCGCCCTCCAGCACCAGCCCCTTGGCGCTGACCCGCACCTTGGAGTAGGTACCAGCCTGCACACCGGTGCTGCCCAGACTGAGGGTAAGGGCCACATCCTTGGCGCCATCGAACTGAGCCTGCCCACCCACATCACCCTCAAAGGTGAACAGGCGCGGTGTCTGCAGTTTGGTCGCGCTGCCGGCGTTGCCGGTGGTTGGCCGGCTCAGGGTGCCGGTGGTGATCTTGGCCGCGTCCAGGCTGGGGATATCAGCGGCGGTCAGCTCCGCCCCCTCCAGCACCAGACCCTTGGCGCTGACCCGGACCTTGGAATAGGTACCGGCCTGCACCCCAGAATTGGCCAGGGTGACATTGATCGCCGCGTCACCGGCGCCGTTGAACTTGGCCGCACCGGTGGCATCGCCCTTGAGCGAAATGGTGCGCTCGGTGGCCAGTGCGCGGGCCGTGGCGGCCTCGCCTTGGCTGATGGCCTCCTGCACCACCGCCAGGGTGGCCGTTACCGTGTTGGGGTCCTGCAGAATCTGCACATTGGCGGTGCTGCTGACCTGAATCAACAGGCGGATCACCTGAGTGCGGCCGCTGCCTTGCTCCTGCAGCGGCTTGAAGGTCGCCGGGTAGCTGGCCACCGCAACCAGCACGCCGGTGTCGTCGTACAGGCCGACCTCTCGCACCCACCAGCCGCCAACCTCCGGCAGCAGGATGCCCTCGGCCACAATCACCGGCCTCCCGCTCTCCACTGAAAGGCGGTTGAGATTGACCCGGAACACCTCGTGAATCAGCTTCTTCTGCAGCTTGGATGGCAGCGGCGTACTGCCGTTGCCATCCCCTACCGCCATGCGGGTGATCTTGAGGGTGGTCTTGGTGGCGATGGCTTTCGCCAGCGCAGCCGCGCCCGCGTCAGTCAGCATGGCGACGTAAATCGCGTCTGTATCTGCCATTGGTTCGCTCTTGAAGTAAGGGGCCTGCCCTCGCGGCAGGCCGTGAAGCGCTATGCGGGCACTGGCCCACCGTAGATGTTGGCCCCGACGCCCAAGGTCCGGTACTGGATGTACAGGCCCAGCCCGCGCAGGATTTCCCCGGCCCAGAAGCCAAAGAACATGCCGTTATCGGTACCCAGGCGCGGATCGGGGGTCCAGCTGCCGTTCATGGCATGACCAGGAATGGGCGTTACCGTGTAGTTCGCCTGCAGCTCGTCCATGCACGCCTCAATCAGCACATCAAGGTCAGCTACCTGGCTGCCGGCCATCGCCGCCAGGCAGGCGCCGGCCAGCCACAGCCCGGTCATGTGCCCGGTAAAGTCATCCTCCACCGGCTTGGGCACGCTGTTGGTCGGGAAGTCGGTCGGCAAGATGCCCTTGGAGTCCTTGACGAACTGCACCAGCCAGCGCAGCCAGTTCTCGGCGTAGGTGACCAGCTTGGGCGGCACGGGCTTGCCCCGGTGCACCAGCTCGTACCACGCCCTGCAGGCGCCCATCATCGCCCTGGGCTGGTAGCCGGCCCAGGCGTTGCCATCGCCCCAGTGATACTGGGTCCAGGTGTCGGCCGGGCCGTAGCGGTAGTTATCCCAGCGATTCCAGATGTACGCAGCTGCGCCAGGCCCGAGGACGCCGAATTTCTGTTGGTACCACTGCTGCGAGTCGTACAGGAAATCGATCATGTTCCCCAGCTCGACGCTGTACGTCTCAGGGTCCAGGCAGAAGATCAGCGGGTACTGATAGCCGGGATAGGGCATGCCGTGCCAGGCGCCAATCTGCTCGGTGCCGTCCGAGTAGATATTGGAAAACGGAATCACCCCAGGGCTGTAGGCCAACGAGTCGTTGCGATAGCCAACCACCGTGCAATCGCCCACCAGGCCGCGAAACGCCTGCTGACCGTTGAGGGTCAGCCGGTACAGCATCGTGTAGCCGTCCACCCCGTCGTACAGGTCGGGAAGCTCGTTGATGCAGTAATACTCAAACGTCAGATTCGTGTCGGCGTCGTTGTCCAGCAGAATGTCCATTTCCGCCAGCTCGTCGTAGTTCGGCGCTGACGGGTTCGGCCGGCCGGCCGCGTTGGGCTGGTAGCCTGACAGCGTGCCGTCCTGGGGGCGGATGTGCACAGTGGAAAACGCGCCATCCGTGGCCGGCAGCATCCACCACCACCGCCAGCCGTCCTTGTCCTGAATACGGACGTTGAAATTGCCGTCCGCCCGGTAGGTAATGCTTTTGAGCGGCGCCTTTTTGGTCGGCTGCAGGTAATTGCCGATCACATACCACCCGCCATTGCCGCCACCCGGGAAGAACGAGCGCACCACGTTGCCCGCTCGACCGGGAAAGATCACCGGCACATGCCGCTCTTGCGACGTAATGTCGGCCGAGTGCACCACCGCGCGCAGGTCCGCCATGATGAACTCGGACCCATCATCCTTGGCCACCCGGTAGAACTGCGACAGCGGGATATCGTGCTGCAGCACCTGCCAGCTGGAGGTCGACTCCGGCAGCATGTAGCAGTAACGGGTGCCGGTGTTTTCGACTTTCTCCGGGGCAATCGTGACCTCGACCTTGGCAGTCAGCGCGCCGTTTGCCTGGTCGACCCCGCCGAAGCTGGTCCGCACCTTGGAATCCTTGCCGACACGGAACCACACCGATTGCTGCTCGATGGACACCTGGGCGCCCACATCGGTCTGCAGCGTGATGTAGCCCTGCGAGTCGCGGCCGTACTCCCGTTTCGCCTCGCTGGGGTAGGCGAACTCGTAGGAAATGCCGTCCGTAAACGGCGTGGCGGCCACCGTGCTCTGCCGAAAAAACCGGTCGGTCGAGTCAATCAGGGTGTACTCATGCGCGGTATACAGGCAGGCATCCATGGCTTTCTTGTAGCGTTCCTCGCCGGTGATACGCCACAACAGATAACAGGCGTCCATGTACCACAGTTCGCCGTCTGCAGCGTTGCCCATCTGGTTGATGCCACCCAGCAGCGGCACATGCAACGGGCGGTTGTGCTGTACCGCATTGCGCGGGATCAGGTATCCGCCATGCTCGACCGGTTGCCGGGTGGCGTAGTTGAACAGGTGGGTCCCGTTGAGGGTGGTGTCCTTGAGTTGCACCCGGCCGATATCGGCGCCGGTGTGCCCTTCTGACAGCACCCTGCCGTCGAGGGTGATTTTCTGGCCGGTGTGGGCAATGATCCAATCCACCTCATACACCGTGCCGTCCTTGTCCCAGTCGGTCGAACCGTCTTCACGCAACGCGCGCACGCCGGCATTGATCGCCCCCCAGGCCAGCGCCCCGTCAAAGGCAAACGTCGCTTTGTCCAGGTACTCGCCCCAGTGCGGCGCACCGTGCGGAATCGACAGGGCGCCATTGGTGAAGGCGAACGGCACGCCCTTGAAGCCACTGTGCGTCGGCTCGACGGGGTCCACCGGCCAATTGGCGAGCACCGGCTCCTTGGAATTGATGATCCAGTTACAGATACGCCGCTGCGGCGTATCAGGGATCGGCTGGCCCGCATAGAAATATTTCTCGTAGGCCTCCCAATGCCATATGGCAGCCTCCAGATAGCGCGGGTCCTTGGTTGCCAGGTAGGCATGGGCATAGCCCAGAATATGCAGCGCCTGGCCCTCGGTGGTGCCGTCGCCGTTGGGCTGGTACTCCATCTGCGAATGGGCGATGAAATGCCGGTTGTTCGAGAGGACGCCCTGGTTGTTCTGCACATAGTGCTGCACCGTCGCGTCGACGGTGTCGCCGGTGTTGTTGCGCAGAAAGCGGTGATGGCCCTCGATCAGGCTGACGGCATTGGCCAGCGCCGTGCGCTGGCTGACCGGGCGCCGGCTGTTGAGCGGATTAAGAAACATCGAGCCACCCCCCGTCATAGAAGCCGGACCAGCGCACCCCGTCCCACAGGAACGTCAGCAGGTCGGCCGAGCCCTTCTCGAACGACAGCACCGGCGGGCGGTTGGCCGGCCAGCGGACGTTGTTCGGGAACGTCACCCGGTTGGCTCCGGTACCCTGCTGCAGGCGCACCGAGAACGACCAGGTATAGCCCGGCGGCACTGCCGAATTGGTGAAGGTCAGCGCGCACTGCGGCTGATCTAGCGTCACATCGAAAAAGGACACCCCGGAGGTATAGGCAACATCCAGCGCCAAAGCGCTGCCAGCAGCTGCAATAGCCTTGCGGCGCGGCAGCAGCAGCCCGCCTGTCAGGTCGGTGATCATCTTGGCCAGCGCCAGGTAGGTAGGCGACGGCCCCGAAGCCGTCTGCACCGTGGCGTCAGCCGCGCCATGCACAATGTCATGGGCCGTCTGTGCGGCAGCTTCCATCAGGGCGATGGCGGCCGCTTGGCGGTCGGATAGTTCGCTCATGGCTTTTCCAGTAATTCAGGCATTCGGTGGTTGGCGAAGTAATGCAGGTCATTGGCCAGCATCATCAGCTCCAGGTCAGCAAAGGCCTCAGCCTGCAGGTCAGCCGATAGAATCTCGGTTTCGTCACCTGAGGAAACGACCGCGCCCATGTAGAACTGGCCGTTGGGGCTGTAGGTGATGCTTAACCCGACCAGGTGCCGGCTAACCGGCTTGGTCGACAGAATCATGCGCTCCAGCTCGGCAATCCCACGGTCACTGAGGCCGGTATTCAGCAGCGCTAGGCTCAGGCTGAAAGTGCCGGGCGGCCCCATGGGGGTCAGGTCGAACCACTCGACAATGTCGATAATGTCGGCAAACGGCGAAATGACCTGGCGCAGCGAGGCGATGGTGCCTTTGCGCTGGTGTACCTCGAACGAGTCGCGCACCGTCTTGCGTTTGATTTCCTCGGACCATGCGGGGTCCCAGCGGTCCACGCTGCGCTCAATCGCCAGCCACGGCAGCATCTCGGCCGGGCAGGTTTCTGGCCGTTTCATCGAGCGCAGTACATTGGCCAGGTCGGCGGACTCCAGACCTACCCGCGCCAGGGCATCCTCCAGCGAGGTGCGGTTGATCGGCAGCAGGCTGGTGTCACTCATCGGTACCACCCATCACGACGCTGGAGCCGATGCAGTTGGATGCCTGGTGGTCCTCGATCACATAGTCTGCCGCCGGCTTGACCAGCTCCACCCGCTGCACGCGCGACACATGAAGCGCGGCATGGATGGCCGAGCGGCGAATGTCCCGGCCCAGTCGGCGCTGCGCGTTGATATAGGTATCCAAGGAAGTCTTGGCCTGCGCCAGTGCCAGCTCGTTCTCGGCACCCGGGAACATGTACAGCACCGCCTCGATCTCGTAGTCGACCAGCTCGGCCGACTTCACCAGTACCCGGTCGCCCACTGGCCGGATGTTCTCAGGCGTCAGCGCCTGGGCAACCTTGTTGAGCAAGTCCTGGGTAGCCACCCCACCATTCACCCGGCTAAGGACGCTGACCAGCACGGTGGCCGGCGACGGGCTGCTGGCCTTCACATCCGCCACCCGCCCATCAGCGGATCGGGCGTGAAACTCATACGCACCGGCCGGCCCGGCCACCGCCATGCCTTCGAAGGCCAGCAGGGTGCGCTCGGCCAAAGATTCGTCGCTTTCCAGCTGCTCGGCCACCGGCGGTACTGCGCTCAGGTCCTCCGCCACGATCACCAGGCGCTTGACGTTGTAGTTGGCGGCCAGCTGATCGAGGTCGGCGCCTTGGGCGAAGGCAATGAATTGCGACTTGGCCGCATCGTTGATACGGGCGCGGGTCATCACCTTTTCATAGGCCGCACGCTCCAGCAGCTTGACCACCGGATCAGATAGCAACTCGGCGTTCCAGTTGTTGCCCATCAGGGCGCGAAAGCCTGTCAGGCCTTCCTGATAGAACGTTTCAAAGTCCAGCGCCTCGATCACCGTAGGCGCCGGCAGGCTGGCCAGGTCAATGGTGCTCATATGCTTACCTCAAGGTTCACGCTGTCCTCGGAATAGGTGCCAGTGATGCGAAAGCCGATTTGGCCACCCACCGCAGAAACGACCTGCACGCTCTGCAGGACCAGGCGCGGCTCCCAGCGCTGCAGCGCCCGCGCAGCCTCGGCCTGCACCGCGCTTTTCCAGCCCGCATTAACCGGCTGGTCGACAAACCGGCGCAGCTTGCTGCCATACTCCGGCCGCATCAGCCGCGACCCCACCGGCGTGGTCAGAATGTCCACGATGGACTGCCGCAAGTGATCGACCCCGGACAGCACGGCGCCGGTGTGGCGGTCCATTCCGATCATGGGGGGTTACTCCTGCATGCGCTGGAAATCCGGGTGCTCATCGAAGGTGGCCAGCGCCTCGTCGTCCGAGGCCGGAACCCGAACCTCGAAATTGACCACATCGAACTGGGCGCCGCTGGGGGTGAAAATGGAGCGGGAGCGGAACGCCGCGTCTCGGTACAACACTTGGGGGTTTTCGGCAGCCACAGGGGCCTCCTGTGCGGTCTCAGCCGCCTTTTTTGTCGCCATGGGTTCCTCCAGGCATGAAAAAGCCCGCGCGCGGCGGGCTGGTTTTTATCAGGGCGGCGGCGCATTAGCGCCCGCCCGCTGTGAGTCAGTGCTTGTGGTTGGCGGTGTTGCCGGCCGTGTCGATGATTCGGGCGTCACCGTAGATATCGCCCGTTACGCGTAACGCGCCCTGAATCAGCATCGGTCCAATGAAGCGCAGCATGGGCGCCATCGCTTCAATGGCCGACTCCGTTACGGTAACGACCGACCCGCCCACCTTGATATCCACCTGGCCGGCCGGCAGCTCGATGCTGTAACGCTTGGCCTCCCAGTCGTAGGTCAGCGACCCGCCGTCCTCGAACAGCCATCGCTGGACATGGTCCCGGTCATCCGGCGCCGGCGCAGGGCCGCTGTACAGCCCCGGCAGGAATGTGCCTTGGCTAACATCGCCGCTGGTACTGATCAACACCCCCTGCTCATGCATACCAGGGGCAAGCCAGTGCCGCGCACCAGGTGCGGCACCCAGGCTATGCCAGCGCACCCAGGCGCTGGTCCATTCGCCATCGGAAACCCGGCACACCGGCGGATCGGCGGCGAGGTCGAGCGCCACGACCCGGCACTTGCGAATCATGCCGGCAATCATCCGGTCATGCTCAGCCAGCGGATAGCTCATGCCGTTCTTCCTCGCCGGGCGTCAGTACCAGCGAGCTGGGCACATCATCGTCCCAAACCCACTGAGTGGTTCCCAAATAAATGGTTTGCCGCCATTGGACCGCCCACGCGGTGCATTCCGCCAATTCGGGAATGGGCGCAGTCGGTCCGGCGAACACATCGGAAACAGGCAAGACGAAATCCTGACCCCACTGCTGGTAATTCAGTAGCCCCACCAGCTTGGTGGCCAGAATGGCCGCCTGTATAGGTGCCTGGTGCCGGGCCGCCTCAACCAGAATGCACGCCTCAAACGTCGCCACGACGCACACACGGCCGTCGCCGGGGTCATCCCCTGGCTGCATGTTCGTGATGGCGTACATCAGCATGGGCAGTGGCAGGCCGTCCTCGAGCACGGGGCAGGCCTCCACATGCTGCAGCTGCGGAATGCCTTCCTTGATGGTGGCGGTAATCGCCTCATGCAGCCGCGTCAGTTCGCTATCGGATGTCTGCGGTTCGCTCACGCTCAACCCCCAACACCAGGTTCACCATGCCATCGCCAAGCGGCTCTGGTCGGATCACCCGGTAACGTCCGCCGCCCTCAGAGGCCGGCAGGTCAATTGTCAAAATCGAGCCTTTGGGCAAGCGTGCAGCCTCGGCAGCCAGCACGCGGAACCGAGGCTCCCCTACAGCGGCAGCATCCACAGACGTTGACAGGCCTTTTCCGCTTCGGCCCTGCACCTGGGGATCGATGAACGGGTTTTCGAAGATGCCCAACACCTCGCTGCCATTCTCAAGCGTGGCGCGGTCACCCACGCGACTGAGGATACGCACCGTTAGCGCAGCCAAGCGACCACGAAAGCTCGGGCGAACCATTACTGAACGATCAGCACGTCGGCGAAGCCGTCGACGGTGTCGGTCAGCTGCTTGCCGTAGGGCAGCGCATCGGGGGTGCCATCGGCCACCAGGGAGCCGTTAAGCACGCTTACCTTGGCGCCACTCTTGAGTCCGGCCGACGACGGCACGCGCCATACGTCGCAGGTACGATAGGTAATCAGGGTGCCCTTCGCCCCCGATTGCAGCGGCATCACCGCCAGACTTCCGATCACCTGGGGCACGCCGGCGACCGATCCGCCGGTGGGTGCCGGCATGGTGATACTGCCGCCGGCTTGAACGTAGTTCTTGGCCATGGCCATTTTCTCCTGTCCAGAAACAACAAACCCCGCATAGGCGGGGTGCTTGGGGGTGGTCTGCGGTTACGCGCCGACAGACTTGTTGAGGCCGCGAGAATCCAGCGCGGCAACGCCGGCGTCGATCCGCACCTTGGTGGCCACGCCGTCGACGGTGAAGCCTTCTTGCTGCTCCATGTACGGCTTGTCGACGCCATCCAGGTAAGAGACTTCGACAGTGTCCCGGCCCTGCGCTGCGGCCAGATACCACGATTTCGCATTGTCGTCGTCCAGGCGCGGCTCGGCGATCACCTCAGCGAAATTGCGAATCGGGTTATCCACGCCGGCGTTTACTTCGGCGCCCGGAACCGAGGCCGAACGGATCAGTTGCTTGGCCTTGTCTTCCAGGGCCACCGGGCACAGCAGGAAGGCCGGGCGAATGTTCAAGGTGCGACCTTTACCGCCTTCAACCTGCGATTTCTGCAACGCCATGGCGTTCTTCGCGGCAATCATTGCCTCGATCGACAGCGACGAACCGGCACCGGTGAACAGGTTCTTACGGGTAGCATCGAACAACGGCTTGCCGTCGCTCATTTTGGCGTTGTTGATCAACACCGCGTAAACCAGGTCCCCGATGGTGCCGCGAGCGGCCAGGCCCATGTTGTAGGGAATGGTACTCAGCAGGTCGAGGTCATCGTTGATGATGGCCTGACGGGTAATCGAGAACAGCTCGCCGTAGGTGGCCAGGCTGATGGTCTCGCCACGGTCGCCGGTGGTGATGTACTTGTATTCAGCACCTGGGCGCACTTCACGCAGGGACGGGAATGCACCCATGCCGACACGCTTGGCAACGCGGAAGTCGCTCAGGCGACCACGGCGGGTCCACTGATCGAACGTCTCGGGCGCCTCGTCCCAGCCAGCCAGCACCGACACGGCGGCGGTGTCGATCAGGATATTGCCGAAATCGCTGGTGTCGTGGGTGAAGGCCAGGCCAACCATCTGCATCGGGTTGAGCGAGGCGGTCAAAATGCCACGGTCGTTCAGCGAAGCACGGGCCAGCTCGCGCAGGCTCATGTGGTTGTATGCGTTGTCAGCCTCGTTTTCCGCGTGGCCGATGCGCCCTGCCAGGGCAGCACGCACCGAGTCACCCACCAGGTTGCCGTTGGTGATGTGGCCGTGCTGGCCGGGTACTTGGCTACCGGTCGGGGTAGTCGATTTACCCATGTGAGCCAGCAGCTTCGCGTTAGCCGACTCAAGGCTGCAATTGGTGTCGTTCAGGCACTCGTCACGCAGCGCTACCGCACCCTCAACGGTGGGAAACATAGCAAACGCTGCGGTGATGCTGGTACGGCGGGTGGCTTCGGCCTGCAGTACGCGGGCCTCAATCTGCGCCGGGGTTTCGTTCGCCGGCGGCTGGGTGGGTTGATTGACAGGCGAGGTCGGCTGGTTGACCGGCGCCGACGACTGGGTGGAACCGCGTGGGCCGAACATTGGTTGGGCAGCGGTGGGCATATTGGTGAACTCCTGCATGCGTTGAGTGTTGAGAGCGGCGAAGGCTTCCAGCGCCCCCACCAATTCATCGGCAAAGCCCAGCTCGACAGCTTCGGCGCCTGTCATCCACGTTTCAGCGGAAAGCAGCTCCTTAACCTCGTCGGCGGTCTTGCCGGTCTTGTTGGTGTACGCCGCCACTAGGGAATCCTCGACCTTGTCGAGCAAGTCGGCGTACCGGCGCATTTCGTCCGCGTCACCACCCTGGATGCCCCAAGGCTTGTGCACCATGACCATGGCGTTTTCGGGAATGCGGATAACGTCTGCGGCCATCAGGATCACGCTACCCATCGACGCCGCCAGGCCGTCCACGGTGCCCTCCACGCGCGCCGGGTGATTGCGCAGGAGGTTGTACATGGCCATCCCCTCGAATACGTCGCCGCCGGGGGAATGCACATGCAAATTGATCTGTGACACGTCACCGAGGGCTTTCAGATCGCGGGCAAACTGGTTCGCAGAGATACCCCAGGCGCCAATCTCGCCGTAAAGCATCAGGTCGACCACGCCACGCTGACTGGATGCGCGCAGCGTGTACCAGGTCTGTGCAGCCGGGTCAGCCGTTGTCGCCACCGCCGCGCGCGGCCCCAGTACGGGCGGACTTTCCCGCCTTCTTCGTTTGTTCATTGGGTTGGTTTCTCCCGTAATACTCGTGGTAGGCATCCGAACTGAACACCAGATCGTTTGCCCGGTTGTCGGCAATCTCGGACTTGCGAGACGCCTTAAGCTCGGACGGGTTGCGGCCACGCGAACGGGCCATTTCCGCCTCGTCGGCGCCGCCGATCTTGATGAGCGTTTCCCAGGCATCAGCCTCATGCACCGGGTTGATCCACGGCATCACAGGCCCCTGATAAAACGCGCCGTAGATGGTCCGAGGATCCACATCTGCCGGCACCCTGAGCTGGCCGCTCAGAATCGCCATGCGCAGCCAGTTGCGGTACACGCGGCGGCACCAGTAGTCGATGAACTCATGTTGCAGCAGGTCGTAACCCAGCTGGCCCTCCACCAGTTCCTGGCGTTGAGCCGAATAGGTGCCGTCGTAGCTGCGCGCCACGCTGGAATAGGTGCCACGCGTACCGGCCGCCACCGCCTTGAGCTGTCCGTTGCGGAACCCCTCGAGGAACGGGTTAGGCCGGTTACTTTCGATCATCCCTACGTCTTCACCCGGCAACAGGGTGTCGACCACTACGCCAGGCGCAATGGGGAAGGTCCGCTCGGTCCGAGTCTCGCCGGGACCGGCCGGCACATAGTCATCCGGCGTGCCCTTCTTGATGTACATGGCCAGCGCCGCACTGATCCGCGCCGCCACCCGCTCGCTTTCCTCGTAGTCCTTGATATCCGCCAGGCGGATTAGGACCGCGTGGAGCAGCGGCTGGCCACGGCTCTGACCAATGCGCTTGCGGTAGGCAACGTGAATCACCTGCTCGGCCGGCACGCGCTTGGTGTTTTGCGCCAGGCCGCCGCGAAGGCCGGCGGGGTGCCCCTTGTACAGGTGGTAAGCCAGCACGCGGCGCCACCCGTTGCGCTCAATGCCCTGGACAATGCCCTTGGAATCGTCGGTGTACTCGATGGGCAGATAATCCGCCTCCAGCAGCTCCAGGGCATAGGGCACACCGTGCAGGTGCTGGTAGTTCGGCACTTTGCCCATCAGTTCCTGGGCAAGCGCCTCGCCATCGCGCAGCCAGCTGCGGCACACCAGGCGCTCCATCTGCGGCCGCGTCAGCTCTCCCGAAGCCTCGGGCTTAAGCGACCACTCCCCCCACAGCGCATTGATGGCGGCGGCGAACTCACGGTGCACCGTGCCATCCAGGTGCAGCGGGATCGGCTCAACCGCAATGCCGGAACCGCCCACCACACGCTCCTCCAGACGATCAAACAGCCCGGTGACAATGTCGTGGTCTTCGTCCAGCTTGCGGCACTGCTCACGCATCGACTTGAGCGTGTGATTCAGTGATCGGTCAGCGCTGCCGGTCTGCTTCTTGGCCTTATGGGTCCGGGTGGGCTTGGCGGCTTCAAACGCCATGATCACGCTTCGCGCGTGCATCCTGCTCAGCGCCGTCTTGGGAAAAAACGGCGCAATGGCCTTGTCGATCAGCTCCCCAATCATTGGAACGTCGCCAGGGCGAAGCCCGGACGCCCCCCGCGCGCCTGGGCCGCTGCTCGGCGCTCCCAGTACAGTCGGCCGTCACGAATCTGGTTCAGCTCGGCATACACGAAACGGCGACCATTCAGGGTCACATCCTTTCCGCCTGCCACCAAGTCGGCCTCGGCCTGCATGTACAGCGCGACCATCTGTTGGGGGGTCAAGGTTTCTACGGCATTTACGTCAGCCATCCGCTTGCTCCTGTTTCAACCCAGCCGCCGGCGGCAGGCTGGTGGTCTGGTTGCGGCGCCACCGGCGCCGGCGACGGCGGGAGGGCC